TTTTAAATTTTGATATGTTAAACTACCATTACTCTGATCCCATATTGTTATTCTAAACAATGGTGATGTAAGATATCTAGCTCCACACATAACAAACTCATCACTACCATCACTACCTGCTCTAGAAAATACAATATATGGAAGTTGAGGCATCCTTCCACTAACAGCATCTTTTTCAGGAGCAATTTCAGCATATATACCTTGTTGGTAATTTTTAGCCTTATTTCCTGCTAATAATGATGCTAATGTACTGTCAACACGTAAAGTGTCATAGATCCATTTTTGTATGATTAGTGGTTCAAAACTCATCTTGTTCCTCTATAAGCTAATCTATGCAATTTATCGCTAAACCATTTTTTAGTCTTTTGAAATGCAGGTAATATAAAAGGTCTTGGTCTCATTTTAGATGTACCAAATTCAAGAAATACTGCATAATTTTTACTAATGCTAATAGTTGCTTTGTTCTTACTCTTACTAACTTTAATACTCTTTACTAAATCTCCTGTTTGATTAGCAGGAGATTGTCCAGGAGCACTAGCTGTATGTCTAGCACCATTCTTATAGTATTGCCTACCAGATTTGGCTCCTGATAAGATGGAAGTTTTCATATTTTCCACCATCTTATCAGCAGCTTCTTCTGTGATAGCGTTTGCATCGTCTAGTAATTTGAGGAATTCTGCTTTATTTATCCTCAAAAATACACTAGCATTGATCATTAGAAAGGTCTCACCAAGGTTGTAAGAGGACCAAATTTGATGGTATTTCCACTTCCTGCAGCTGAAAGAATCAAGTTGTATCTACCTTCAGTTCCAGTTACTGCAGTGTCAAGAGTAAATTGTACTAATCCAGCAGGTGCATAAAGGTTTGAAGTACCATAACTTGTTACCAATGTTCCTGCTTGGTCGTAGAAATTCACTGCTAAACCAAGTGCAGTTACATCAAATGGATTTTGGAATGCATCAGTTACAGTCAATTGAATATCTTGAACCATACCTCTTATTACATCAAGATTACCATCTTGTCCATCAACATTAGATTTGACGAAGTAAGGACCATTGATTATATTAGTTGCAGCATTTACAGTAATTCCTGCACCAGATGTAAGACTTCTTGTTCCATATGTCCAAACATCACCAGCTGTAATTCCACCACCTGAAGTAAGAGTTCTAGTTGCATATCCCCATACAGTTCCTGCAATAGCTGCTTCTGTAGGAGGAGCAACATAAGATGCACTTGCTAATCTGCTTGAAACAGATGCATCAATTCTTCCAGTAACTGCTGAAGTAAGTCCAACATCAAGTAATGATGAATCTACTTCAGTACCAACTTGAGCTTGTGTAAGAGTTGATAATCCACTTTGAACTGCACTAACACCAGCACCAGAAAGAGCATATCCTGTCTTATCATTATTGGTTGTTACAATTACACCATTAGAAACAGTAGTAACAGTATCAGCTATACCTCCAGTAATTGTTCTTGTTCCATATGTCCAAACATCACCAGCTGTAAGCCCTGCACCTGCAGCTGCTTGACTTAATTCAAATCCTGCTTCTCCTGGATTTGTGTATCCAGAAACATCAGAAACCCAAACATTATTAGGTATATTGCTAATATCAGTTTGAATTTGATTAGTGTCAGTTTGAATATCCGTTAAAATTGCTCCAGCTTGAGGAACAGTCATTGCTGTTGGATCAAAATTCCAAACATCATAAGCAGATATTCCACTACCACCAGATGTAAGTGTTCTTGTTCCAGCATTCCATACAGAAGATGCTATTGCTGCATATTGAGTATTTACGAAGGTAACAGGATTTGTTACACTATCAACACTACCAACTACATTTCCACCAACGTTTCCAGAAACGCTACCTACGCTACCAGTAACATTGCCTCCAACATTACCAACAACGCTTGCAACACTTCCAGATACATTTCCAGAAACACTTCCTACAGATCCACTTAAATTACCAGTAATATTGCCTGTTAGGTTGAATGCTTGAGTACCGGAAAGTGAATATCCAGTCTTATCAGAAACAGTAGTAATTGTTCCGCCAGTAATAGCAAATCCAGCTCTATCTGTCAATGTAGTTACAGTATCAGCAATACCTCCAGTAATTGTTCTTGAAGGAGCAGACCATACGTCTCCAACTGTTAAACCAGAACCTGCTGCTGCTTGAACAAGGTTAGCTTCAGCACTCAATAGATTTGACATAGTTTGTGACCAAACTTGAACACCAGGATATTGCAAATGGAATCCTGCTTCTCCTGAACCATATACTGGAATTTGAGAATCAACATCAAATCTCCAAATACTTTGGCCAATTGAAGCTAAAGCAGTAAGACCAATGCTAGAAACATTTGCATTATCAATTGCTCCACCAGTTACTGTTCTTGTTGCATAAGACCATACATCTCCAGCAGTAAGACCAACTCCACCAGTAGCATTATAGAGACTATATCCTGCACTTGGAGAGGTATATCCACTAATGTCAGTGGACCATACAGTACCTGCAATTCCAGTCATTGAAGCTGTAGATACATTAACATCAGCTGTAACACTACCAACACTTCCTGAAAGATCACCTGTAATGTTTCCAGTGATAGATGCTCCAATACCAGTAAGAATATCCTTTAATGCGATAGCTGCATTGTAATCTGCATCAATTCTATAAGTGTCAGCAAATATACCACTATATGCTCCACCAGTCCATAATGATACAGTTCCAGCTACTCCTGCAATGTCTGAACGTAAGACGTTTAATCCAAAGGTTCCTGAAGAGGTGTAAGATGCTACAGGTGAATCCCAAACTGCAACACTAACATCTCCTGAAGTTAAACCTGCTCCCGATGCTGCTTGAGTAAGATCATATCCAGCAGAAGGAGATGTAAATGCGGATACATCAGTATTCCAAACTTGTCCACTTATATCGACTGTATTATTACTTGCAGCATAAGATTCTGTTCTTGTTTGTTCAAGTCTTTCAGCAGCAGAAACTGGAACAACACCACCTGGAGCATTTACATAATCAAATGACCATACATCATAAGCTGAAATACCACCACCAGCAGAAACATTTGCAAGATCATATCCAGCAGATGGAGATGTAAATCCACTTACATCAGTATTCCATACAGTACCAGCAATACCTGTCATACTAGCTGATGTAATATCAACAGGATTTGTTACACTACCAACTGATCCACTTAAGGATCCTGTAATATTTGAAGTAATTGATGCTCCAATACCAGTAAGGATATTTAACATTGCAGTGGCTGAAGCTGTATTATTTACAAATGCGTGAACATCAGCATCAACTCTTTTACTTCCACCAGATTGATGTAATGTAACTTCACCAATTGTTGCAGCATTATCAGAACGTAATATTTGATGTCCAAATGTTGCGTGTGTTGTGTAAGGAGCAGTAAGTGTTGACCATACTGTATTAGCAACACCTGCCATTGAACTAGTGGTGACGTTAGCAGGATTTGTCAATGAAGTTACAGTATCTGCTAAACCACCTGTAATTGTTCTGCCTTCAATTCCAGCGTAAGTCCAAACATCTTGAGGAGTTTGGGTTGAAACATATGTTTCAATATTTCCAACAATAAAGTTAGTATCTGTTACATAAACAGCTGCAGAGTTTGTTGCACCAAATCCAGTAATGTTAAAGTCCCAAACATCATAAGCAGAAATTCCAGCTCCAGAAGGTGTTGCAGCTGTATTTAATTGCTTACCAGAAGAACCAGCAGTAAGGATACCAGAAATATCATATTCCCACACATCTCCAGCTGTTAAACCTAAACCACCACTAGCTGCTTGAGTAAGATCATAACCAGCACTAGGATTTGTGTATCCAGATACGTCTGTTGACCAAATTGTATTAGCAACTCCTGCCATAGAAGGATAACTAATTTCAACTGGAGAGGAAACAAGTGTTACAGTATCAGCAATACCACCTGTAATAGTTCTAGTTGCATAATCCCAAACATCTCCAGCAGTAAGAGCTACGCCAGCTTGCCCTAATGTGTAAAGGATTGTTCCTGCAGTACCAGCAAGATAAGGAGTGTTAGCACCAGAAGTTATATCATTGCCCCAAACTTGACCAGCAATGTCTACTGTTTGGTTAGCAGCAGTAGTAGCTTGAGATTCTGCACTTGAAGCAAAATTCACAGCATTTCCTAAAGAATCTTCTGCAGTTTGACCTGATAAAGGAATTGGATATTGCCATACATCATATGCAGAAATTCCAGCTCCTGCAGGTATAGCAGAAAGATTTAATTGAGAACCAGCAGTACCAGCAGTTGAAATTGAAGAAATATCATATTCCCACACATCTCCAGCAGTGATTCCACCACCTGCAGCATATCCAGTAGCACCAATACCTAATTGATAAAGATTAAAACCTGCACTCGGATCAGTTCTACTAGAGATATCGAAATTCCAAACTTGAGTTTGAACATCTCCTACGTTTGCATCTAGGTAATTACTAACTGGAGTATATGTATCAAATAATGCTCCACCAGCTTGAGGTACAGAGAATACAGAAACGTCTGTATTCCATACTTCTTGAGCAATAGCATAAGCACTTGCACCAGTTGAAGCACTATAAAGATCAAAAGCAGCAATTTGAGCTATTGCATCATAATCTCTACATCCAGCAGCAGTAATGTGAATTCCAGCTAATCCTAGAGTAGCAACTTCATTAGCTTCAAATTCATAATAGTACTGGCCAAATCCTGCTTCTCCAAGACTTCCAGTACCACCAATAAAAGCATTTCCATTTATAGCTACATAAGGAAATATAGTAGTAGTAGCAACACCAACTTGAGCAGTTGTACCAGTGGCAGCATCCGTAAGAAGAATTGGTACTCTTCTCCTTGCTGCTGTAGATTCATTTTGTAAGACGTAAAACATATTTTATCTCCGTGTTGTTGCTAATTTATTATCCATTAAAACCTTGGCTTAATTGTCTTCCACCCACATTACCTTGATAACCTGGAGGAGGTGGAGCATATCTATCTAAAAGATTAGTTGAAATACTACTGATTGCAATTCCAGATAATACTGAATTATAAGCTTGAAATACAGCTATTTGACCTGTAAATTGATCTTGTTCTGGAGTAAAGAATGAAGCATTATTTCCAATACAAGTTTGAATAGCTTCAGAAAGTGGAATAGGTGAATATATACCTGTAATTACACTTGCACTAACTCCATCAATATATAAAGTAGCAGTTCCACTTGAAAATGTTAATGATGCTACAGTCCAATCTCCAACATTATTACTAACATTAAATGAATTCAAAACATAAGTAGAACCATTATTTGTTCTAAAATTATAATCTGTAGTGTTAAAATCATAGGATAAAAATATTCCATAATAAGGTAATGAACCCCAGCCACCTCTGTAAGGAATACTAAATAATGTTTGTTGATAATATGATTGAAAAGGAGTTATAGGAACACCCCTATTGAAAAGAATGATATATGTAAAATTGTCAGATAAATTAATATCATCTGTAACAATATAATCGCCTGTAGCATCAAACAGGAATGAATCAGTTGATGAACTAAAACCAACTCCTGATAATGTTCCTATAAAAGTTGCAGGATTAACTATATTATTAACAGTAGAGCCAGTACCAGGATAACAAGATGGATCGGAAAAATCATAAGAAACTATTGGTTGATATAATGAAAATCTATCACTATAAGAATCTGCTAAATCTTTAACTTGTGTTGCTGTTAATGCACTTTCCCACATTTGCATAATAGCAACTTTTTGAGGTGCAAAATATAATGCAGTTCCAGGATAACCAGTTTGTAATCTAGGATTAGCTCCATTAAAACTTGCCGTATGCGCTACAGAACCAACGAGAATTCCATTTAAATAAAGCTTTTGTGTAGTTCCATCAGCTGTTAATGTTAATAAATTCCAGGTATTATTTTTTAATTTTAAATTACCTGTAATATTTCCTACACCAAATCCATTAGAAGAAACTGGAAAATTATATTCATCAGTATTATTAACAGGTACTGAAAAAAATGGAACTGTTCCACTTCCATCACCTTCAGCTAAACTTAAAAGAGCGTTATAGTCAAATTGAGCTGAAATTTTAAAAATAGAGCTAATAGTGTAAACGTTTCTTACTGGAAAATTATATGCGTTAGATTGAAGTTTTTCACTACCACTTGTTATATTAATATAACTTTGTTGACCATCAGAAACAAACATTCCAGGTCCAGTAATTGTTCCATCAAGATTTGCATTTAAGTCAGTTATAACTGTTCCACTACCAGGATAACAAGCTGGATCTGAAATGTCATATTCTAAAAATGATGTTGGTGGTATACTCATAATTATTATTTCTCGCTTTGGTCTCTGAACATTATAAACTATGCTGAATTAAATCCTTGAGCAAATTGTCTACCACCTACAGAGCCTGAATATGGAGGTGGAATTACAAATCTTGTTACTGTTTCGTTATATAAAGTGGTAATTTCACCTGCAGAAAGAGCAATATCGTAAACATCTAAAAGATTGAATTCTATATTACTAGGGTATCCAGCACCAACAGCATCAAAATCACCAATAGTTAGTTGAGGTAATGTCCATATATCTGCACCAGATAATGCTGTAGATCCAACTAAAGCTCCATCAATATAGAATTTATATGTAGTTCCATCAGAAGTAATACAATAGTTAGTCCATTCATTTAAAACTGTTGGAGTTCCAGGAGCAATATCAGCTTGACCAGAACCAAATTCTGTATATGCAACATTACTGAAATATCTATTCATTATAAATGGAATTCCACCTATTGAAGGATTTTCTCTACCATAAGAAAAGACTACAGAATCATTAGCAGTAAAACTAGTAGTTTTAATCCACATAAAGAAGGTAAATACTGGAGGCCCAGTAGGTACTCCTATATTTCCATTGTAATTTGCATAAGAAGGACTAGCTGCATTAAAAATTAAACTATTATAGTTTACACCATCATAATAAGTAGTATTTGATAGAGTAAGATTTTTACCATTTCCAGTAAGATCATAAACAGTACTACCAGTTCCAGGATATGATGTTAAGTTATTTAAGTCGTATGAAGCTACTATATTTGCATATCTATAAAATTGAGCATCATATAATTCATCAACTTCTAATGCTGTAAATCCTTGATCAAATAATTGAAGTTGAGATATAGCATAACTTGCGTGATTAGTACTACCATTAAAGAAACCAATATATCCTGTACTATAAGCTGTCAATCCACCAACATTACTAAAATTACTATTTGGAATAAATTGTCCATCCCAATATGTTTTCATTTCAGCACCATCATATGTTGTTGTTAATTGGTGATACTGATTATCAACACTATACAAAGGTCCATAACTTGCTCTTAAAGGACCTGCCATATCATAAGTTATATTTCCATTAAATCCAAATGTGCCGTTAGGAAGTAAAAATATGAAATGACAACCATTATATGCTGGATTCCCTATAACAAATAATGGATCTTGAACTCCTACTGGTAATGCATTGAACTTGATCCACATATTTATTGTTACTGGATCTGCGCCTAATGGAAAACTTGCATTAACTGGAAAACTACCAGAAGCTGAATTAGGAAATGTTATAGCTCCACCAAAATCTGAAACAAATGAAGTTCCAGAAAGAGTAACTGCAATATTACTTTCTGTGTCTGTCCAAGTTGAACCACTTCCAGGATAAGAAGCAGGATCAGCAGCATCTAATGAAAAATATAAACTTCCAGGTGGTATACTCATAATAATTATTTCTCGCTTTGCTCTCTGAACATTTCAAATCTTGTCTCTAACCTGGTAAGATTAGTGTGCAATGTTAACTGATGCTGATCTAATGTATCTACTTTAGCAACAATTTTTTCTAAACTTTTCTCAAAGTTTCCTAGTTTATTATCAAGGTTAGTCATTCTAATTTGCATATTTATATAAGATGTGATAAACATTGCACCATTACTAACAACTATAGGTAAAATTGTATTCCAGTCTATGACCATTAGTTGTAATTTACCTCTGTTTTAACTGTTAGGAAAATTCCTTGTGTTAAAGCATTGTCAACACCAACTACTAAAAAATATCTTGTTGTGTAAGGATCGTCAACCTTTATTAATTTATCGTCAAAAGTAACATCAACAGAGTCTGCAAAATAAAAATAGTATTCATCCCTATTTGTAATTCCTCCGCCTTGTGGTTCTTCTTGGTATTGCTTATGTACTATTCTTGCTTTTACTGTTTCTTTTAATCTATAATCGTTGTAAGTGCCACCATACTCATCAGTGAATGTTTCAGCACGGTATATTTGAACACTATCAGACATCATATATTCTGCTGATACTGCTCTTAATCTATTTAGTAATGATGCTGGAGTAGGCATTATAATATTCCAAATGAGCGATAAGAAGAAGCCATTTTATGACAATGTTCTATTAGTTTATTTAAATCTACTTTTGTTGCACCATCATCTGTATTTATAAGGTTTGCACAGATGCTTGCTTTACGCATCCATCCTTCTCTTGCTGACGCTCTAACATCATAAGTTTCTGTATTAGTAAAACCAACATCTATCCAAGTAAGACCCCAAGAGATTCCTGCTACTGGATTGCCATCTGGATAATTTTGACCAACTGCATAACCAATTTGAGGAAAACTAGGCTCACTTGTACCACTAGTGCCAGCAACAAGACAGCTATAAACACGTCCATTAGGAACCGTAGGAGTAATTTGATCTCCGACATTATAATAGGTAGAAGCTTCCCAACTAATGAATCTTTTATGTTCATCAATAAGTTCTCCTAAAGCATTAGAGTCTAATTCAGGAAAACTGTCTGCCTGGACCATCCAAGATAATTTTTTAATAGCTGCTAATCGTGAAAGTGGCATTTTAGATCCTCATAGTTTATTACTTTATTTTACGAGATATTACCTTGCAAAAAAAAGACCAGATTTCTCTGGTCTTTTTCCTATCCTAATGATAAGATTAGTTGTTGGCGACGAGAACAACAGCAGATCCAGCAACTGAAGCTGTAGGAAGGTCGTGGAATTGGAATCCAAAACGTTCTGTTGCACGGTAGTAGAGGGAGTCACTGATAAAGCCAGCTTGATCAGAAACTTGAATACGGAGATCACGTCTTGAACCCATAATGGAACCAGTTTTAAGGTTACCAAAAACTGCAAGAGCGGTATCTGCAGCAGGTGTTGGATCTTTTGACAATACCTGTGTGTAAACAACTGGATAGCCAAACAATGTCGGGTTAGGACCAGGATCTGCAGTAAGATCGAAGAATCCGTTTCCAGACAATGCGTCAAGATCGTTGCATACGACCTGCTGAAAAAATGCACGGTTCATATAGAATTTAGCATCAGAAGTGTCAGCATATTCTGGAATAGCTGCAGTTAATTTACGCAGGTCAGCAAGAGTAGTTGCATTCCAGTCACCAGTTACGTTAGCACCAGTGTAAATCCAACCTGCATTAGTACCACCATTAACAGCAGCAATAGCAGGAACAACACCAGTGATACCACCATATGCTGCTGTACCATCACCAAGGAAGGTTGCAAGGTCTTCATTGTATGCCATTACATATGCCATATCTTCTGCTAATGCTGCACCAATGTCAACAAGGCTGTCTTCTTGAAGTTCTGAAGAAACCTGTGTAAGAATTGCAAGCTTTTTAGCAAGAACCTGAACGTTAGTAAAGGTAATTTGTGAAGCAGTGATGTTGGTATTTTCCGCTGGCCAATAAGCAGTGGTAGATGCACTGTTCTTTGGAACGTTAAGGTTGTCGCTTGACATACCCATAACACGAGCATTCTGACGCATAACACCAAATTTATCACGAAGGAAGATAATTTCATTTGCAAGGATCTGTGGAACAAGATATCCACCGTCTCCATCTGCAGCTTCATTCTGCCCTTTAGTGTAATAGCCATTCTCAACTAACCATTGATGAGCCTTTTTGTCATTACGGCCAATCATTTTAGCCATCTGACCAAATGCATAACCCATCTTGTCTTTTTCGTAA